AGTAACGAGCAGAGGTCTTGTCTGATGCGGTATCGCAAGAATGTCTGCTACGGAAGTTGGCACGAGCCTTAGGATCGTCTCGACGGATCTCCATGTTAGGATCACCAAAGGTAACCTTCTTGGTCTTGTCTCCGTCTTTCACGTAAACTCCAAACTTCTTGCTTGATCCTGCAGGTAGTCTGAAGGGTTTGTTTAGAGGCTTATCGGCTTTATCAACTTGCTCCTGCGTTGGTAGATCGCTTCCATCCCATACTTGTGATTTTCTGGTGCTGAGAGGATGTTTAGAAGGTAAGAGATCAGTATCATGCTTACCACTACGGAAGCGGCCTGTACGGATAGTGCGTAGGAAATTGTTGACACGAGCCATAGCCCACTGTTCGGGAGAGGTCACATTCGGGCGCACAGAACCGGGATTAGTTTTGTATGCGCCTACCCCTCTATTATAGACTTGACGTAGCATGGAGGTGGTAACTTTACCCTTGCTACCATGCTTCTCATTATGCTCTTTAACCTTAGCAGCAAGAGTACTGGTCTCTACTTTAGTGACCTCCTCGATTACTGCAGAGAGGATACGAGCTAAGAGGTCTCCCTCTTTTTCTTCCTCTTGTTCCTGAGGAATCTCTTGAATACCTGCAAGCTCTTTATGATAGTCAAGATAGTCATCATGAGTTTTACCTGGCATATAGTACACAACAGCGCCTACCTCATGAGTATGGATGTCTCCATCAAACCCTAGCATGAAAGATCGGCTACGAGCTTCTGCCGGGGTAGTAAATATGTCATCGTCCATCTGACGTTTCTTAACAGCAGCCCAGGCTGACTGGAAAGCACGTTGTTCACTCTTAGTGTCTTCTAGCACTGAGTTGAACACTCGACGGAACTGAGTATGCTTGTCCTCTGGTACAGTTTGACGTACCGCTTTAGGAAGTTCTGCATTACTAGAGTATGGCATTAGAGTACCTTAGCTATGTAGCCTTTGAATATACCGAAGGCTACGGTATTGTTATCTGCTGTCTCACAACGAATACGGACATCAGCATTCTTAGGGACAATAAGAGCAGGATCTAAAGAGATGTTGAAGTCACCGCCAGTAGAGGAAGCTGAGTATGCACCTGCTTGTCTAAAGACTTTACCCACTTCACGTACCTCTAAGTAAAAGTCTACTGCTGCAGTTTGCTTAAGGCTGACTGATCCTTGTATGCCAGTCATAATAAAGTAGTCTTCTTTACTAAACGTAGTTGCAGCTTTGAACGACTGTTGAAGTCCTGCAGGGATATCAATGTGTATCTTTGTAGCGTCTGTAGGAACACCTGCGGATAGAGTAGTGTCCTCATATACTACAACACGACCTACTAACTCTGTACTACCGCTATTGTACATACGAGATACACGAGCTAAGGGTGTCGATAGAGCTACTTTGGTCTGACCGCTCAGAGTAATCGTCTGAATAACAAAGGTAAATTCGTTATTAGAGAGTGTATGACCTTCGATAGTAACCTGAACTGTATCTGAAGCAGAAGAGGAAGATACGTGGGAAATGTCATTAGCTGAAACATAAGTTTCGTTACCGCCAACACTCCAAATTGTCTGTAGGCCGCTGTTTGCTGCTATCTCTGCTGATTTACCAAACTTGTTAAGAGACTTAGCTTTAAGGTCTATAGAGACTACATCGCCATATGTTTGTTGTATCTCACGTTCAGCTTGAACTAAGCGACCATCAGGGACTTCGTAGCCTCTCTTAGGCCAACCGCCTGACATCTTCTTGCTTAGTGCTGCAGCAGCTATAGGATCAGTTCTTTGACCTAGAGTTACAGAACTAAAGACAGGTACACCTGTATTAAACCCTGAGATCGACAAAGATTTAGCTAAAGGAATATCTACGTCTGGGGAACCTGTAGTAAATCCAGTAGGGGTTAAGGCGTGTTCTTGCGTTACTGCAGGAGAGCCTAAGTCAGGAGACTGAGTAGTAATAGAATCTGCAGCGAAAGTTTCGTCTTCTGCCATACTGGCATTAGAAACAACAGATGCAGAGGTTAGAATAGAGGTTAAATCTATACTATGTTCTTGAGTAATAGACGGAGTAGAAATAGCTGGAGAACCAGTAGCCAGTGCAGTAGCAGTGAAAGCTATGTTTCTAACCCCACCGTCATCAGCTAGGGCAGCGGAAGCTAGTGGTGTAAAACCCAGCATCTATTTATCCTTAAGCGTCTACTAGTATTTCTTTTATCGTGTAGCTTGTGCTTGTAGCAGAGCTAGGGGTTGCTAAAATTCTAACATTTCCCGAATCTATATCTACGTTAAAAGTAGCTAAAGAAGCATTAGTATATACTTGTGCATACTCTGTAGCAGAAGCGGTAGTACCATCGTGAACGACGAGTAATTCTGAAACTTGTCTATCAGAGCCTCTTGTTACTGATACAATCAGTTTAGCTGAAGAATAGCTTGTTGTAGAGTAAGTAGCTATTGCTGTCTCAGAGGTTGTTGCGGTTGTGGCAGTTGTAGCTGGTATAATACCGATGTCAGCCGCCGTTGCTGAGATAAAGACTTCAGCACTGCCAGTAAGGGTAATTGCGCTATCTGAGTTATTACTCTCAATTACAGTACGAGAAAGTGTCGTACCTGTCGCAGTATAAGTCCCTGTCCCTATTTCCCAGTTGTCACCGTCTTCAATAACGTATCTAACAACATCACCATCAGAAACCCCTGCATCAGCAAAGGTCTGATAGCCATCAACAGCAGACCCTAGTGTTATTGTACCAGTGCCTGTAGTACTAGTGGACATTTTTGCCCTATTAACGAGAACAACCATTAGTCACCTTATGCAGGGTCTGGGATACCGATAGTAAATGAAGCTAGTGTAAATGTGTTACCAGATGTCACTGCCTGAGAGGAGCTGAGAGCGCCTGTAGCTAACAAACGAGAGTTTGCGGTGTCTACAATAGCAAAGTGTGTTGCAGTGCCTGTGCCGCTCACTGAGCCGTCTGAAATAGCTGCTGCAGTGACCTCACGACCGCCACCACTACGATCAGCAGGTGCGCCGATAGAAAGTGATGTAGAATTGCCTAGTGTGTAGGTACTAGTAGCTTCGGTGTATGTTGTGGCCTCTTGCGAGGTGATGTCGATGCGGTTTGCTTCAGTATCTAGTACCGTCAAACCATTATCGAATACTCTATTATTTAAGGTTGCCATTTATTCAGTTACCTTTTTAGGTGGAAGCTCTGCGTTAGCCAACAGAGCATTAACTATGTCATCTTGGTCGCTCAAATCAATGTTAGCGCCGTTCAAGTTGCGTAGGTAGCTACCAAGCTCACGTAGGTCGTGTGGTGCTACGTCTCCTGCGCATATCTTAGGCATCAGATCAAAGTTTAGACCATTCATGTGCCAGAGAGGCTCTACCAACTGCTTATTCAACACGTCAAAGATAGAGTTAATATAAGACTCCATAGATCTGAGGAATAAGTCAGTTTTAGACTTAGACAATGCATAAGAGCCATTTGCCCCTGCTCCTAGCATTAAAAACTCAGCCATAACACTACGAGCAATATCATGCTGATAACGGCTGATGATAGGGTTAATATCAATGTTTCGAGAGCCATTTGATGCGATAAGTTCGATGTCCACGATACGTTGATTAGTAGGCTTGCCATCAGCATCACGATAGACATCAGAAGGAAGAAGCGCATAACCTTGTTCATTAAACTTAAGATCACGTAGAATCTTCTCCATCTGTGCTCGGACGGAGGCTTGGTCTGCTGTTGCATCTGGACTTAAGTACTCTGCAGCAATACGACCAACTGGGACACCATGTAATTCACGCTCTACTGCTATCGCTTCGATGTTCTGAAGGTTCTTAAGGTATTGGTAAGAAGAGTATGCATTCCGTAGGATAGAGCGTCCAGATGGGTCGTTGTTCGTGTTCGTCGTCTTGTAGTGTAGTATCTTGTTAGCCGGGATGAAAAGGCTCTTAATCCCATAGTTTTGCTCTTGGCGGACACCCAGGACATCTCCTGTTGTCTTGTCCACATCAAATCGCTCAATCGTCCATTGTGCGCGAGACGCAAGTTTGCGTACTCCGATGCGGCCATCGGTATATTTAGAGTGTTTCTTACCTGCTCGGAAGTCTGGACCGCGTCTCCGCTTGTAGACCACCTCAAAGATCGAGAATCCAAAAGTCAAATGAGACAACGCTTCAGAGATGTGATCATCTAGGGTATGTTCCATATCCTCTAGAATACTCTTGACGAAGTCTGCCTCCTTCTTAGCCTCATCGGAATCATTGGCTGGTTCTACATAATAGTCTACGTCACGTAAGACTTGTTCCGTAGCATACATGATAGCGCCGATAGTACTGTCGTTATCACGCATCTCACGGTATTTACGGACTGCTCGCTTACCTTTAAGGTCAGGCAGGAACTCGTCTGCACGAATTGTACCGTCTTTAGTGTTAGTGCCGCCTTGGCCTAACTCTACCTTACCTAACTCTTCACTTAGCTTTTTCATTGGTTATCCTGTGACGAAGTTTTACCTAAGTCAGATACTACCCTAGATAAATATTATTCTCGTTTAGGCCTTTTGCGGAAGCGTAAGAGAGTCGTACAGTGGGGTTATTCACTCCGTTGAGCATTAGATCGGTCAAAGCCCATACACATGCGTCTAAACGGTCGGGGGAGCCTACTGATCCCAGCGGCTCCCAAGTTCTCATTTGCGTTTCCAGCTCGTCAAGACCTTTAACGTGTTTAACACGGCCTCTTTCATAGAGCGCAGATATAGGTTCAGCCCTAGCCATTTTTCCTCGAGAAGCATGGACAAGCCTGATAGGAACTGTTTCGTCTTCTGCCTCGAGCGTTCGGCGTACCATTTCACCGCCTTGGTTGCGTTCGGCAACGATACGGTCAGCACTATACGATTTGTACAGCGAGATAGCTTTTGCTGCCCACTCTGCAGGACTAAGTCTATCCGTGGCATCTTCGAGGACATAGCCTATTCCGTTT